TTGATTCAGCTTGGCTTGCTGCGTTTCAGCCTTCGCATTTTCTACCCTGACGTTCCTCTGGGCATCGCCGATAGCGTCCAACTCTTCAGCCGCCGCGACCGCAAATGCCGCGTCCTGTGCCTGTTGTCGAGGGTCGAATAAACCAGCAAACCCTTTGAATGAGGTAAACCTCTGTCCAATCTGATCGAACCCTATCCCCACCGCATCAAAGAACACCTGAACGCTATCGAGCCTGCTGAAGTTGGCAATGAACCCGGCAACGGCAGCGGCGGCGATGCCAATCGGCCCACCCATCCCGCTGAACAACGATGTGACATTGGATAGGCCGGGAGCCGCCTGTTGCGCCCCTTGCGTGATGGACCCGAACAAACCTCCCGCACCCTTTCGCGCACCGGCTACGCTAGTCTCTAGCTTGGTGATCTGGTTCCTTACCGCTGCGATGTCCGCGTTGGACTTGGCAATGGCCTTCGGGTCGATCAACCCACCCCGCGCCTTTGTGAGATTTGCGAGCTTCGCCTTTAGCTGGTCAATGCTTTGACCCGTTAGGTCGATCTCCTTGTGCGTGCGTTCAGCACTTTGCTTGACAACCTCGAACTTAGGGGCCAGCTTACCGACCGACGCCCCTAGTTCGGTGGTCTTAGCATCGAGTTTATCGGTCGCCCCCGATGCCGCATTAAGTTGCTTTTCGTAGTCGGAAACACCAGCGTCAAGTCCGCTTAGGTCAGCCTCGAACTTGGTTATGATCACTTCGGTTTCAGCCACGGCGCGAAGGTACGCTATGCTTTCGTGCCGCCTTATCCGCCCGCTCTTTCGCCGCTGCCAATTTCGTCACGTAGCTCACGGCGGCATCCCAGTAGGCGGTCAATGTTCCACGCTCCATCGCATCGCGCTTGACGGGATCCCCATCGCACACGTTCACGGTGAAGGCGTCGAAGTCGCTCATTTGCCTGTTAATGGTTTCCCGTAGGCTAACCGAAGGGCCTCCATCCTCGCGCGCGTTGCTGCCCATGCGCTCAACAACTCGATGCACGCGGCTTCGGTGGTGAGCAAAGACCCTAACAGCGTCTTCAATGCGGGCAGCTTTCCGAAAAAATCGTGACCCTCCTTCATGGCCTTGGTGAGCATCTCGATCTTTTGGCCGTGGATAGCAGGGTCGAAGGTCCGTGGGTCTTCATCTTCACGCACCGCGAATACCGCTGCCATGTCCATATAGACCTCTTCGGGGATCACGTTCGTTGGCCGGTTCCTGATCTCTCCGAAGATATATGCGATGCGGCTATGCGCCTTGCTCTTCAGGTCGGCCTTGGTCGCTTTCATTGCGTCCATGTTCGCGGCCTCTCCCATGTCGCACAACTCGTTGAGCATCTTTTCTCCTATGCCAGCGTCGGCCATCTTCAGGCACCGCTCGATATGCTTTTGGCGGATGGGGGTCATTTCTCCGATGTCCTGCCACGACCAATAGGTGCGGCCATCGGTACCACTGAAGGCTACCTCCATCCCTATGAAGCCTTTGGGGCGTAGGTAGCCGCGTGCGATGTAGCGGTGAATGGCGCGACCAAATAGCATGAAGAGCAACTTCATCGGTTAAGGTATGCGGCAAGCCCCGCAGCGGCGAATAGGTGAATGGGTAGGAACGGCCAAAGGTCGGGCGAAAGTATCAACGCGGCGGGGATACCCCACACCGAAACGCAGCACGGCGGGCACGTCCAAAGAGGCTTCTGCCAAAAGGCCGGAAGGAAGCCCCACAGCCTGCCAAGCCTTTCGAGTATCATGCCCTCCTGTTGGACCGTGTGCGCCCCGTATGCGACCAAGGCCATGAGGACTACCGTAGCGATGTGGTCTATCAAGGTACGCTCAGGTGTTGGTCGCCATTCGTGTAATAGGTATTCCCGTCAACCTCCCAGACCTTCACCACCGTAGCCGCCACCCCATCGACCAACGTGGTATCGGCAACGTAGGCCCCAGCGGTCAGAACGTAGGGGTAGAACTGGACAGGCGTGATGCCGATGGTTAACTGGAACAAGTACGCATGGCCCACGACCAGCTCAGGGAACACGATGTACCATTCGTTAGTATCCTCCACGGCATCGAAGACATCGACACGGCCCGTTGCTAGGTCCGTCACCAGTGCGCTCAGGTTATTGAGAGCCGAGGTACCGATCCAAAGCCTCGCGTCCTCGTCGGTGCATAAGATCAGGTCGTGACCCGTCGGGTTGTTGTCGCAGAGCATTTAGGGATCGGTGGGTTTGTATCCAGCCGCCAAGGTAGGTATTGATGCCGTATCGAAGGTCATCCAAAAAGTCCGCACGTTGGCTTGCTTGCGTCCGGTCGCTTTTGATAATGCTCAGGTCGCTGTCCACTTCGACCCGCTCCAAGTCGTAGATCAGCCCCGTGCAAGATGGGTCGATAGCGAAGTCAGGGTGATGGTGCAGGACGTAGTTAGTGTCCTCTCTGCTTTGCTTGTGCGATGGGTTCGGAGGTAGGTCTAGTTGCGAATCCCGTGCCCCAAGCTCGGACAATAGGTCATCCCACATGGAGGTAGTTGACTTGGCTTGGATGCGCCTTGCCGCCCCGGACCTATCCCCCGTGTATTGGTGCATGAACACATTGGGAGCGATAGCCCTTATTCGCTGGGCCATTTCCTGCATCGTTCCGCCCGTGACGGCGATCTCTTTGGCTATCCCTACCCGTTGCCCCTGTTGTTGGGCGATCAATGCCGTGAAGGGGTCAAGGTTGAAGTCCACCCACACCCACACGGGTGCGCGTTGGTCAATAACGAACGGCTTGATGTGCTTCGCCCGGTCGAAGGCAAAGGCGAACGGCCGCTGAACCTTGGGCATAGCGGACCAATCCCCGTGAAGCAATCGCGCCCGGTCGTATGCGTCAAGGTATCCTAAAGTTGACTTATATCGCTCGCGAAGATCCTTGTCGGGGTTGTCTTCAATGGTGAACAATACCCGCGCCCGGTGCGGAGGAAGGTCAATCACGTTCCCCTGCGGGTCCATGACGAACTGCTCTTTGATCCAGCTTTCGCCGGGGTTCCCCGTGTATAGCACTTCAGGGGTGATGCCATATTCCCCGTGCATGTACCGGAGGCGCGATAATAGCACCTGACAGGCACGGGCCGATACTTCGGGAGCTTCGTCCACGAAGGCGTCGGTGTATTCCGTGGACCCGAAGCGGTTATAATCCGGGTCGCTGGGCATGTATGCCATGTGCCGGAAGTGCTGCTCTGACCCGTTGGCCCAGAATACCGTGTGCTCTTGGGCGTTGTATGTGTAATGCTCACCACTTCGGTACCCCATCGCTTGCACCAATGCGAAATAGGTGTTCATGGTGCTATCGCGTAGCCCCGTGTAACTCTCGCGGCCAATGAACCCCCTCGTTCCGGGGTACTTCAGCCTGCGGTAAATCTGTCGGGTGCAACCTAGCAGGGACTTCCCACCACCAGCTCCGCCTCCGGCGAATACCTCAACGATGCCGGGATCGTCCAGAAGGTGCCATGCCTCTTCCTGCTTGTCCGATAGTTCGACTTGTTCACTTAGCACCGCGCATGATGATCTGTGGTGCGGGAAGCGCCTTGCCGTCCGTGGTCAAGTCCAGCTTATCGCCGTACTTCTTGGGCAGCAACTTGGACGCTATCCACTTACGGGCATCCACCTGAAGCCTGCCCTTTACCGGGTCAAGGGTGGTGTCCGCGATTTCGATGATCTGTTCAGCGTAGTGTTCGGCCTGAAGTTCGCGCGCGTGCGCGTATTGTTCGGCTAGGCTTTTATCGGCCTTTACCCAGTCGAGAAACGTGGGGGCTTTGAACCCAAGGTCTTTACAGGCTGTGCGCAGGCTTGCTCCGTCTGCTATTGCGGCAAGGACGGCGGGTATGTGGGCCTTGTTGTCCTTTGCCATCAGTCTATGATCTCGAAGCCTTCGCCCCACGGGTAGCAGTCACGGACCAAGTTGATAGCGGTATCGGCGTCCGTGGCTTCTATTGAGGCGACGAGGCGCTTGGTGAGCGATGGGTCGCGGAATGATACCCGGTAGATCATGGCTTGTACCCTGCTTTGCGTTGCCCCTTTGGTTCACGCATGATCTCACAGGCTTGGTGCCATGTGCCCTCCCTGTCCGAGTGCCTTAGTTGGTATTCGGCACCTCCTTGGGCCACGTTGATGCGGATAACTATGCGCGGAAGTTGTTCTTGGTCGGTCCTTAGAAAGACCGTCTCCCCCGGAACATGCGCTATCCGTATCGCCTTGCTCACTTGCTCATCTGCTTTTCCACGAAGACCGTCGTGAGCCTCCATGCGAGGGCAAAGGTAAAGACGAACGATACGATCAGCGCCCCGACAAGGACGAAGGGGTAGGCTATTACGGCGATGGTGGTCTTCATAGGGGTAGGCAAAGTATATCGTATTGAGCGCCTTCCATCGGCTGATCTGCGTAGATGTTCCGGGCCTTGTATCCGTAGTGCTTCAGGATAGCGAAGATAGTCGCGTGGTTGAAGCCTTGGCGGGTTAATGCCCCCTCGTTGACCTCGATAAGCATCGAAGGGCGATGGGTCATGATGGTTTCCCGCGCCCCGTGCAGGGCAAGCGGCTCCATCCCTTCGCAGTCCAGCTTGATGAAATGGCAGGCCGAAAGGTTTAGGCTATCAATGGTGATGCACGGGATATTCCCTTCGCCCGCCGCGTGTGTGGCCCCTCCGTTGGCATCAATGGCAAGGCCGATCTCGTGAGCCTTGTTCGATGCCCCTACGTTGAGGGGTTTGACCTGTGATAGATGCCGGACATTGAAGGCGAGGCACTTGAACGCTTCGGGGTTCGGCTCGAATGCGAAC